ATCGTAGATGAGTTAACTGTTACTGCATTTAATGTACCCGCAGTAATGGTTCCAAGGTTTGCGTTTATTGCGCTTAAATTACCTACTTTCAGGGTTGCCAAATAAGGAGCACCCCAAAGTGTTAAATTATTTGCAGGATTAAATATTCCATCTATTTGATAAACATTTTGACCTGCAAGGTAAGAAGGAGGAGTTGCAACCCAATGCTCACTTCCACCCCAAGTATTATCTGGAGGAAATGTTGCATTTCCTGTGGTTGTAAAAGTTGTTGGAGTTCCTGCCAAACTTGTGGAAGTTAATGCATAAGCACTTCTACCCTGCAAATTTGTTGCAGTAGAAACTTGAGTTAAATCAATAGGAGTAGCAGTTATTGGATTTTGATATGCAGGAGTTGGCTGAGATGTAGCAACCAACAGATTTATTTGCAATCCACCAAATGTTTGATACCAAAGAAGATTACCTCCTGAAAAAGTACCATTTATTTGATACCAAACGTAATCAGCAGGGTTGGTTGAATAAACATTAGTATTTGTATTTCTCAAACCATAAAAACTATTAGTTGACAATGGAGTTGATGAAAAATTAGCAGACCCAGAACCATTATCTGCATAAGCAATATCTAAATATCTATAAAGATACGCAGTAGTTTGGCCATTGCTTGCAGTAGCAGTAGTATTGGTTGAGTTAACTATTCCTGTACCAAAATTAGGATTAAAGTTGGTATTAAGATTTGCAAGGATGTAGTTGATTGCTCCCGCCAAATCTTGCGAAGATGAGTTTGGCTGAACAAAGTAAGTCATTAGAATGCATCCTCAACAATCGTAGATAAGAATGTCATAGCAGTCATATTCCATGCGCTAGTAGCATCATTTGAAGCAACTTTTAGAGCAACTGTTCTTACATCATTTTGTTGCGTAGTAACCCAAGGATTATCAGTAATGACAAAAACTGTTTCAGTCTCACCAAATACAGGAGTTTGACCAACAGAACTTGATCCACCCAAAGTAATGCTTATTACAGGATTAACAGATGGATTTGTTGTACTAACTTCAGGGAATAACCTATGTACATATAATTTATGTGGATAGGAGATAGGATTACCTTCAGGGTCTAACAATGTCATGTTATCTCTTTGAAATAAAGTCGATATGGCATTTCCTGAAAAAGATGTACCTTGACCTGTCTGAACCAGTTGTAAGCCTCCTGCGCCTGTATTAGGAGCATAGACAACGCATCTAGATGATAAATTAAATGTTCCACCTGTTGTACCGCCAGAATACACAGGAGCCTCTACTGCCATAGCAGAATTGTTAATTGTCTTAGGAGGATTCCATACTTTAAGATCGTATCTGTAAGACAACATCTTATTGCAATACCCAGTAGATGTTAAATCAGGATAGTAAATTTCTACTTGATACTTTTTAGTATTGTTAACTACATGAACGTGTTGTATGTAATTAGAGTTTAAATTGGAATAAAAGTAATTCTTTAACTTTTGATTAGCCAAAGATACAAAATTACTTCCATCAAATGCCCAAATATCTCTGGCATCTAATCCATAAACTACATCATCACCATTATCCCAACAGTTTTGATTAAGTAACCCTCTACCTCTTTTAAAAGGAGATATACCAAAAACAGGAGCTGAATAACTTTGATAGGCAATTGGAGAAAAGATTACTGTATCCCAGTAACTACAAACATAGAAATTAGGACCTAGAGGAAATCCATCAATTATTGGACCTCTAACAGGAATTTCTAATTCGTTAGCAGTATTTGTAAGAGTTGGTGCCCAGGTTGCAGGAACACCAGTATTAGCAAAAGACTGACTCCATCTTACTGAAGTAGGATAGTTCTTTGTTGTTGTTGAAGTGCTTTTGGTTAAGTTACCCGCTATAAGAATATTACCAATATTTGGAGAGGAATATTCTCTAACAAACGCTGCTTTGACAGATGTAATACCTAATGAACCTTCATAGTTCCAAACATAAGTATTTGGTGTTTGATCAGAATAAGCATTGTCATATAGACGTATTTGAGTATCTGAAGGTAGCAAATACATTGGAGGGTTAATGCTATCGTTAATGATAAACACTTGACCAATCCAAGATCCTGTTATTGATGGATTAGATGAATATCCTGTACCAACAAAAGGTGATGGAGGAGTTATTGTAGAAATACCTGCATTATCTACTTTGTACCAAATACCTGCTGAAGTAGCGATGATATAGGTCCAACTATTGTTGTATCTAAAACCACCTTCAATAAAGATTATGTTTCCAGTTATTGCAGTTAATATTGATATTTCACCATCAACCTTTTTTAAACCACGAACATCTGCCTCAATGTTATAACCATTGTTATATTCATTTGGCAATAAAGCATTACTTGGAACATCAGGAGTAAAACTTAGATTGGCAAATGGAACTCTTAGTGGTGTATAACCTTCAGACATATTATTCGCTCTTTACTTCAACAGGATTTTGTTGTGCATTTATTTCTTTTTGAAGAACTTCAATAATTTGAAATACTTCTTGAAAAGGTTTTGTTCCAAGATAGCTCATAACCATGTTGAGTGTCTGTACGGATAATTTTATTTCTTGCATATTAATTCCCTGTAGGTTGGTTAAGTTCAATATATCGCAGTAATACCACGACCACAGAAATTATACAACCCACTATCATTTGATGGATAGGAGTTAGGGATAGCTCCATGACGAAGCCCTGCAATACTGAGAGTATGGCAATAACGAGTGCCCACTGCACCTGCTTTGATTTTAGGGTTGTGATGAGTGTGTTCATGCTGATGTTATGGTTTGCCAAGCCGCACCTGTATAAATACAAAGTTTGCCAAGCGTTGAATCAAAAACAATATACCCTGCTGTTACTGTTAAAGCGTTTTTCTGAGTTGTTGTGACTACAGGTACTTGTGCGCCATTTGTACCATCTAAAACAATCATATTAAACTCCTAATTGCTTTTGTGAAGCAACCTTAGCCTCATATGCTGATACTACTGCATCTGTCCACACCGCACTAGCAATAGCAGGCACAGGTGCAGGATCAGATTGTGCTTCTGTGTCTCCTGGGCATCTAACCCAACGATGAAAATTTCTTGCAATCTCAACACCATCTTTGGTGATGACTTCTGCTTGACGTACCTGGATAGACCCGTCTTCAAGTACTTCTGTGCGGTCGATGATTGTTGTTGATGCAAATGTCATTTTGTTTCCTTAGAATGTTGCTTGGTAAACCGCTGTAAAAAAAATAGTTGTAGTTGCAGCTATAGAACCACTTAAAGCATAAAGTGAACTTCCAGCTATTTCAAGAATAATAGCTGTTGTTCCTGCATTGTTACAGGCTGTCCCCAAGATAGCAATTCCAGGAGCTGTTCCAAGACAAGAAAACGGCAGAGATGAAATAAGACCTCCTGCTGATAAAGCAACAGATGTTGATCCACTAACCCTTCCATTGATATAAACAATGTTTCCTATTTTTGTATATGTGCCTGCTGAACTAAATGTTCCAACAACAGTTAATCCAGCACCCTGAGTTGGTGTCCAAGTCCCTGTCTCATAGTCATTAAGCGTACTATTTACAGAAGCAGAAGAATTACTAAATACTATGCCACCACCATTTTGTAGCAATTGTATATTGTTACCTGTGGTAAACCCTGCCACGTTATTCGTACCATTATTGATAATGACGCTACTTGCGCCACTTCCTGTTATCGTATCTATGTTAAGAGTGCCGTATGACATTTGTTATTCCTTGTGCTTTCGGTGTTAATGCCTGTACTTAAAATTTTAGGTTTATTATTTTTTGGATAATTTTTGTGTGTTTATAATGCCGCAATTACAAAAGCAAAAAGTTCATCATATCGTAAACCAAGTTGTGTTACTTCAACTGCACCTTCTGTTTTTGCTGTGTACGGATTTGTCAAATCTTCCGAAGTTTTTCCATCAACCTCATACCAAGTGTCAGAACAGAATATCGAATAACGAGTAGGGTCTAACCCTTGGGCAACAAAAGCAGCTGCAACTTCTTGAGCAACAGCTCCTACATGAATACGAGCCGCATCACCTTTTTTAGCCACAGCGTCTTTAAAACGATACTTTTTAATAAGTGATTTAATTGCAACTGCAACACGTTTTTCAGCATCATCAAGAACGGCAATATCTTGCTTTTGATTTGCATCTGAAGTATTAATTGTTCCTGTTCCCGCATAAATTACAGACCAACGCCATGACGCATTACCCATACTTTTAGAGTTATCAGATAATGCAGTTCCAGTTGACGGCAAAACACAATTACTACCAAAATAAATACCAGAACTATTGGATTGATTGCCAACATAACCGCCACCCGACATGTTCAAATTACCACTATTATCTAGTGTCATTGCATCAGTAAAAGAAATATTAGTTCCTGCTGTTCCTGATGCGGCTATTGACCAAACATGAACTCCGTTTGAAAGACCGTATAAAGCCGCACCATATCCAGTATTAGCGTACTTATATGCGCTGTTGTAATAAGCGTTTTCAGTTAGTTTTAGTTGACCAACTCCAAAGCACCAAACACCACTTCCTAAAGAACCGACTTCAATCGCTTTACCACCACTCCAAGCACTAGGAGTAACTCCTACACCTACGTTTTGAGCTGTATCTATTGTTACCGCAGTAGTCGTGCCGTTAGTTTGTAAAACTAGATTACCTGTTGTATCAGACGTATATACTAAGCCTGTCGTTGTCGTTGTTCCTGATGCAATGCTTGACATATCAAATTCCTTAAATAATTATCCATCTTTGTGATGGTGCAACAGTAATGCTAATTCCTGAATTAATGGTTATTGGTCCAACAGAAAAACCATTTGTTCCTGCACCAATTGTATAACTTACGTTAGCAGTAGAGTTATTTACTTGAATAGCTCCACCCGCTTGTGCGCCACCAATTCCACCCCATTGACCATTTATATAACCTTCAAATTGATTAGTGGTTGTATTAGCCCTTAACATTCCTGTAGAAGGAGATCCTGCACGTTGAGCAGTAGTTCCAGCAGGAACTTGAATCTCCCCTGTACCTGTCATAGTAATGTCACCAGATGCAGTAAGGGTTGTAACGCTTGTAGCACCTGTCAAAGCAAGATTATCCCCAGATTGGAGTTCCTCTATTTGCGTACCACTTATAACTAATGGAATTCTTGCAGTCATTTCTTTTCCTTAAACAAGAGGAACATTCACAATCGTTCCACCATATAGTAAAACTTGTATATAACTATTTACCGCCAGTACAACCCTTGTTACCCCTGTGTACAACAATACTGGCAAACCAGAGTAAGCAACAGGACCAGTAGGTCCAGTAGGACCAAAAGTGCCTGTAGGACCTGTCGGACCAGTAGGACCGCCATAAGGACCTGTAGGACCCAAAGGTCCCGTAGGACCTGTAGGACCGCTAATTGGAGGCGCAAAATAAAGAGCAGGAGTACTCCAACTAAGTACAGTTGGTGAAATAGAGTTAACTACTGAAACAGATATCCAAACATCATTACCAGTAGACGTTATTGGTGTTGCCGACCATCCAGTTGGAGGAGTTCCTACATTTGTAGTAAAGTTCCAAGAACCACCAGTTGGTGTTGCAGGTTGAGTAACACTTTGAATGTAAATAGGCCATATAAAATAGGTAACTGTGTTTACACCTGGGTTACCATATAACCCATTGTTTTCACCATTCCCAGAATAATAGCTACTTGTTATCATTTAAGTCTTCTTGCATTTGCAATAAGTTGTTAATTAACCTAACGTCCTTAGGGTTTAATTCTACTGCTTTCTGACAAAATTCAATTGCTTTTCCCTTTAGCCCAATATTCCACGCAGAAATACTGGCTAAATCCCAAGGCTTCTCACCCCAAGCACTTGGATCCATTGTATAAACCGCTTCCTTGTCTGTTATTTTCAATGCAGTCATTGCACTTGAATAACACTCTTCCCACATAGAACATCTGTAAGAATACATTGCCAAATCTAACCAAGGTTCTCTAGTGTTAGGAGCTTCTGCACAAGCCAACCTGTACCATTTTAGGCATTCCCAATGGTTAGCCAGTTCTTCATAGCTTTTGCCTAACAACCTCATCGCATAACATCTTTCATTAATCCAAGTAGCTTCAGGCATCTTTAAATACTTATGTAAAGCATCTATAGCCTCTTGCCAACGATAATTAAAGGTTAACTCTCTACAATGATAAAAAGCATTCCTTGGACAATGTGGATCTTCTTTAACCGCCATCTCTAGTAAATCCATATACTGACCTCTTGATTTTGTTGGATCAGGTTTATGAACTACTAACAACATATCTGTTTGTGCCCAAACTTCTACAGTTCTTGGGTCTGGAATTGGATATTCATGAACCGCATGATGAAAAAAATAACCTTTTTTAGCAAAAATCTTTTCATAATAAAAAGCAATTCCCGCACCCCAATCAAATTTATATCTTAATCTGGTCGTTCCAGGTGTCCAAACTCTTTCAACTTCTTCTCGCCAACCAGGCTGAAGCTCCTCATCTAAATCAAGACTAACAACAATGTCTATGTCTTTTGGCAAAAGAGCTAAAGCAGCATTTCTTGCAAGATCAAATCTCCAAGGATTAATACATATTTCATGCACTATTGCTCCATTTTCTATTGCCAAATCTACAGTATTGTCAGTTGAACCAGTATCTGCAATAAGTATTAAGTCTGCGCTTTTGGCAGAATCACAAAATCTTTTTACAAATTTTTTTTCATTTTTACTAATTGCACAAACCGCTATTTTCATAATCTAATCCCTATAAAATCAAAAATCTAGATCCATTCGGTACAGTAACAGTAACTCCATTGCTTAATGTAATAGGTCCAATTGCATGAGCAGAATAACCAGTAGGTATAACCACAGACGTACTTAAAGTCATAGAGTTAATTATTAACCCTTGAACACTTAAACCACCAGTAGTAGGAATAAGTTTGTCTGCTACGTTGTCTTGGTTAATAGCCATGATTAAACGTCCGTTGCGCCTTGGTATTGAGACATTGTTTTAAGCACTTCATAGATTGCAGTCATCAACTCACCCTTACCCGCCAAATCTGCTAGTCCAATATAGTGTGCGTGTTCCATTACTGGCGACATATTTCCATGTCTTGCATCTGCGTTGTAATGTACGCTCACCTGAACTTGGATGTTATCCTTGTTCCCAAAAAAGTTTGTGACTCGGGCGTAAGCCTCTGGTGCTGGTGCGCCAAATTGAGTTGTGCCTAAGTTTAGTTTAAGTGCCATGTTAGTTCCTTATAAAAGTTCTGCCGTATCTAAACGACAATTCCAGTTAATTGTAGTG